CTAATAGTGATAAGGGATTTACAGTACAAGAGTTTAAGAAACGTGGTATATCTGTAAAGGATTATGCAGAGTCAACAAATAAGGTAGCAAAAATATGTTCGTATGGTAAAGAAGTATGGCCCAAGGCAGTATGGTCACGGGATACAGACCCCCTATATATGAACCAAATTACAGATTACACTCCAGAGTCTAAATCACAAGACGATGCTCCAGATAGCTATTCTTCAATTTGTAGAGCTTATTATAGCAGAAAAGCAAGTCTATTGGAACGATGGAATTATTGAACACGCTCTGTGTTATAAAAATGATGAAAAAATATATACAATAATAGTATATGGCACGCAAGAAAACCCAAGAGGTCTATATAGACTCACCTAACATTCCTCCGATTGCTGATAGTCCTGTAGTAGTACGGACAGATGGCTGGGAAAATCTTGTTAAAGGGGTCGGCAGTAAGCGGGATTCCCGTGTTTCCTCAACCTTCACAGGCGAGTCAATCCTTCCCAAACAGACATTAACTGATCTGTATACTTCAGATGGTATTGTGCGTAAAATTGTTGATGCGGTTCCTGATGATATGTTTCGACCTTGGGGTACAGTAGAAAATGATCCTACTGACAAATACTCTGAGGGTCTTATTTCCCACGAAATGCGTAGGTTGGAAGCATCCCGCCATTTTACCGAGGCAAAAAAATGGGCACGTTTAACTGGTGGTGCCCTTTTGTACGTGGGCATTACCGGCTCGGGTGGGCCAGAAGATGAACTTGATTTCAATAAAATATCCTCGATTGAGTTTTTCAAAACATTTGACCTGTCGGATATTCAGACATGGGATTGCATCTTTGATGAAGATTTGACCAGTCCTACATTTGGTAAAATTAAACTCTATTCAGTAAAGATTAGAGTTGGTAATTCGTATTCTGAGGCAAAGATTCATGCCTCACGTTGTATCCCTTTCTATGGGCAGAAATTACCGCTTAGTTCTGTAGTAGGTAATACACTCGAAATCCGGCAGTGGGGTATCCCCATTATGCAGTATATGTATCAGGATATTAAAGATTTTCGACTTGCTTTTGCTAATACTTCCGCTATCCTGCAAGAATTTGTTATTGGTAAGTACAAGTTTCAAGACCTTGATGAAATTCTTGCCGCTGGTAATGAGAAAAAGCTACAAGCACGTATATCCGGTATTGAAATGTCTAAATCCCTGATAAATGCCGTTATGCTGGGTACTGATGAAGAATATCAGCGGGATTCCGCATCGGTAGGTGGCCTTGCCGACTTACTTGATAGATTCATGATGCTTGTTAGTTCGGTATCAAGTATTCCAGTTACTCGCTTGTTTGGGCGGTCTGCTTCCGGTCTTAATGCAACCGGCGAAGGTGATCTAAAATCCTATTATGACTTGATTGCCGCCGAACAGTCCGCCCTAACCCCAGAAGTTGAACGTCTTATTAAGATGATTGCCGTTGGCAATGGCCTTAGTGAAGATGAAGATTATTCTTGGGAATGGGGTAATCTTAATCAGCTAACATCGGAACAAGTTGCCAACGAAGAACGTATTCACGCCGAAACCCTTCGCACTAATATGGACGCCGCACAACGGGCCATCCAAGAGGGGGTTCTTACTCCTGAACAGGTTTATGACTTGTACTACAAAGACAAGTTTGATGAAAAAGAATATGATATTGACGAAGTTAATAAACAAATGGAAGCGTTAATGGGGGATGATAATGCAAGTAACCCTGATGGAAATGTTGCGCCGGGAAAGAGCGAAATATCCAGTAGCAAAACTCCGAGCATCATATAGTCATAAGTTTAACTGGCATTATCCTATTGGAGTTGAAACAGAACTACGCAGTAAAATTCATAAAGATACCAAAATCATAGCAGATGCTATGGCTTATATTTTTAAGGAGTATGGGGATAAGGCCGAAAAGAAAGCAATACGCCTCGATACTGCTGAAAGTGATTTATACATACAGATAGATGCACTAAAAGAACGTGTGAAAAAAGAATCGGAGGACGATAAATTATTTGGAGTATTTTTTCTTACATATATTGCTTCTATTTTTGAAAAACTATCAATGAATGTTGAAAATGAATCAAGGCGGTTTTTTACATATTACTTAAACAAAGATATTCCAATTTCAATTGTGGGTGTGGATGCTCTACAAACACATTTTGGCAAGGAAATTCGTGACCGTGTTTACTTCTTTTTAGATAGTTACTTTAATAAGATTTATAAACAGATAGCGGAGTATCAGACCGGTAAGCAATCCATTGGGAAACTTATTCATAATGTCGAAGCTCTAAATGAGAACATTAACAAAGCACTGCCTGCTTTTATAGCTCGTGATGTTGTTGGTGCTTATATTTCCCAATTACAGGGGAATGTTGCAAATGCTTACGGCATAAAGAGTTATCTCTGGCAGACGAGCTTGGATGAAAAAGTAAGAGGTCGCCCTGATGGTTTGTATCCAAAGGCCAACCCCTCACATTGGGAAATGCAAGGGGTTCTTTGTAAGATGGATGATCCTTCTGTGTATTCTGACGATAATGGCAAGACTTGGAAGCCCCGCTATGGAAGAATGCCAATAGCAGAACCGGGACAAGAACCAAATTGTAGATGTGTAAAAATTTACAACATAGTACCACTGTTGCAGGTAGTGGACAAGGAAATACTAAATGGCCGCAATACTTAATCTTGTAGATATTTACGACCAAAAGACGAAAACTTTCACTCAGCGACTTGGCCTTAATAAAGGTGAAGATTGGCGCAGAAAGATTACCCTGTACCAAGACGTAGCACATACCCTGCCAGTAGACTTAACCGGGTATGAAGCCGCCGCACAGCTAAAAGTGTATGCTACTGATGCCTCCGCCGCAGGGGTCTTTGATTGTATTTTTGATACCGACCGCACTACTGGTATTATCTGGCTTTACATATCAAAGGAAGCATTAAGTGCCATTCCTACAAAGGGCCGGGTGTATTCTGAAAAAACCGCATTAGTGTGGGATATGGAAATCGGGCCAATAGGTGGAGATCGTATTCGTTTGTATAATGGAACCGCAGAACTTAGCCCCGAGGTAACAACGTGAGTGATATTACTACTGTAATTGTAGATGGCGATGAAATTGTAACAACTATTGTTGAAGCTCCTGCTATCATTACAGTGGTGGAGGCGGCTGATGATATTATTTATACTTCAGTTGCCACGCAAGGATTACCCGGTGCTGGGGTACCTAATGGGGGAACTACTGGGCAGGCGTTGGCAAAGGCCAGTAATGCAGATAAAGACACAGAATGGGTTGATTTTCCTGCCAATAGTGTAACGTCTGTTAATGGGAAAATTGGCGCAGTTATTATAGACAAATCTGATATTGGATTGAGCAATGTAGATAATACCTCCGACCTGAGTAAACCTATTAGCAATGCCACATCCTCTGCTCTTGCTAACAAAGTTGATAAAGTTACCGGTAAGGGGTTGTCTACAGAAGACTATACCACAGTTGAAAAATCCAAATTAGCAGGTATTGAAAGCGGCGCACAGGTCAACACGGTTAATTCCGTTAATGGGCAAACTGGTGATGTGAATATAAGCGTCCCGGTAACCTCTGTTGCTGGAAAAACCGGAGCCGTTACATTGGTCAAGGCAGATGTTGGCTTGTCAAATGTTGACAATACTTCAGACGCAAATAAACCAGTTAGCACGGCCACATCTTTTGCATTAGCCAACAAGGTTGACAAAGTTGCTGGTAAGGGGCTGTCTACAGAAGACTACACCACTGCCGAACAATCTAAATTAGCTTCTATTCAGCCCGGTGCTGAAGTAAACGTACAAGCAAACTGGAACGCAACTTCTGGCGACTCATTTATACAAAATAAGCCAACCACCATGCCACCTACTTCGCATGGCAATGAAGCTCATACGATAGCATATGTCACTACGAATGATAGTAGGCTGTCTGATGCACGCACACCCACTGCTCATGGTAATGAAGCACATTCAGTCGCATTTGTGGATACCAATGATGCAAGGCTAACCAACTCCAGAACACCGACCGTCCATGGCAATGAAGCACACTCTACTGCATATGTAGGTACCAGCGATAGCCGACTGTCGGATGCACGCACGCCATTAGCCCATAAATCATCCCATCTGATAGGTGGTTCTGATGCGTTATTTCCTATCAATACCCTCGATCTGAATACTTCTGCTGGAGTACCAAGCTATTCAGAAGGGCGTGTGTATTGGGATTCCAATAATAAAACATGGGCAATCATGACCAGCCCCGACACCACTTTACAGATTGGACAGGAAACGGTTGTTAGGTGTCATAATGTTAGTGGGTCAAATATTTCCAATGGTACCCCTGTAGTGGTTTCTGGTGCAAATGGGGCTATCCAAGTAGCCGCCGCCCGTGCAGACAGTATGCACGCCGATGACACAATAGGTGTTGCGACTCAAGATATTGCTAACAATGGTTATGGGTTTGTAACTGCCTTTGGACAAGTAAATGATATAAACACTTCTGGTCTGTCGGATGCAGTATACTTAGCCCCGAGTGGGGGTCTTACCAGCACGAAGCCTGCGTACCCAAACATGGTAGTGTATGTGGGACATATTGTTGAAGTGAGTGCTACTACTGGTAAGTTGTTTGTTAATATTAAACCAGAAACTTACCAGAAGTTTTTTGATGTGTTTAATATGGGCGGTGTCTATGATAAAAGTCAATCTACCATATCATATAATAACAGCACTCAACTATTTCAAATAACCCCCACCGGGACATATTGGGCGTATTTTCAACACGGAAAGGAATACCGGGAAACTGTAACGCAATCTATTATACACCCCGCCACAACCGGATTGCATTTCTTTTACGTAAATGAAAATCAAGAATACGTAACTTCTACGACCCCTTGGAATTTGTTAATTCATACTCCAATAATGGTTGCATATTATAATGCCATTACAGGAGAAGGTTACGCATTTGAAGAACGCCATGGTATTTGTGATCCTGAATGGCACTTAGGCCAACATAGCACCATAGGTACTTATTACGTATCAGGGCTGGCGGCATCTAATTACACATTACTTTCTGCCATTGATGCTGATATACAATTTGCTATTGCTTCCGGTGTTATTCGTGACGAAGATTTGAGTGATACCATATCCGCAGTTCCAGACGCAGGCCCATATAACACATTGTGGCGGGAAGGAACTAATGGTAATTGGCGAATCACTACATCCACAATGCCTTATAACTTTTTGACGTATGCACAGTATAATCAGTGGACGGGAACTACTTGGCAATTAACTCAAATGGCTTCTGGTAATTTTTTCAACATATACGTTGTCGCTGTCCCTGCTATCAATGCTACTAAAACTGTGTTATGTGCTACGGGCCAACAATCATACACCACATTGGGGTTAGCGCAAAATGCGACAATATTTAATGATATTGCGTGGGGATCAATGCCCTTCGCTGAGTTTTCTGTAATACACAAGTTTACCATTCGGTGTGGTTCCAGCTATGGAAGTTCTGGAAAGGCACGTATCGAAGCGTATGCTGATCTTCGAGGTACTACACGGTCTGTGCAAGTATCTGGTGGTGCATCTACTACCCACAACGGCCTTGCTGGCCTTAACACTGGCGATTACATGCATCTTACTGCCACAGAATACTCAACTATAGTTTTAGAGGCACCCATCGACGGTAAACAATATGCCCGTAAAAATGGTGGGTGGGTCGAAGTAACAGGTGGTGGGGGTGGAGGGGGAACAATGGCAACAGTAACAGGTACATTATCATATGGGACAGGCATGACGACCGCACAAATCGCAGTAAGCTACCCAGCCATCACAGCGACTACGGTAATTTCTACAATTGAATACACTGATAAATTGGAAGAAGTGCTTATTCAGGATATGAAAATTAAGGAAGTAAGCCGCACCGTGGGTGTTGGGTTTACAGCTATGGGCTACGCCCCTACAAAGGCGTCTGGTGATTATCAATTCAGAGCAATTATACAGGAGTAAATAAATGGCTATTCAACTTACAGATAATACGGCAGATTTGAATGGGCTTTCTGTCAACACAGACCATGAGGCATTGGTAGCATTAACTCAGAATAGTACAAAAGCTGGATTTGCCACTATAGTGTCTGAAAAAGGAGTATATCCTAATGGGAATCGCCTTATACGAGAGGTCGAGGTTAGTGAGGATTACCGACTTCGTGCCGAAGGTGATAATATCTGGGTAGCAGACTATCCTTTAGGTACAGCAGTCAACACCCGTAAATGGGCGACGATTCTTACTACCCAAACCCTCACAGTGGGCGGTGCCCGATATGAATTGAATAGTTCGGGTATTACTACCGTGTCTACAGGCTCGATGCTCCGTAGCTGGAAATATATTCCATTCTATAAAGCAAACGCCACTTATGTTGAATTTGCTGTAAACTGGACATTAGCCCCGGTTGCTAACTGGTTTGCTGAGTGGGGTGTTGCGGCACCATCTACTGCCACTGCCACCATTACTGACGGGGTATTTTTCCGTGTCACTGCGGGACAGTTTAGAGGAGTAGCAGTAAACAACGGGGTAGAATCGTATGTTGACTTAGGAGACTTACCACCTACTGCACAAGTACATGATTTTGTTATTGAAAATACAATGGGTGCTGTGCATTTTTGGCATGATGGTGACTTACTTGGTACTGTAACTGTTCCTGCTACACAATTTGGCCCTACCAGCCAAAGCGCACTGCCGTTATTTATTCGGACATATAATGCCGCTATTGCACCTGCTTCGGCCATTAAACTGCAATGTTCTGCCATTGGTGCAAGTAATGGTGGTGCCGACTTTAACCGGCTTTGGCCTACCGTACAGACTGCTATGGGCAACACCAGTAACCAAGCGCCAACTGGTTCTACTGTAGCACAGACAGCCAACTATGCAAACTCTACGGCTCCGGTTTCTGCAACCCTCAGTAACACTGCGGCAGGATACACTACTTTAGGTGGGCAGTTCCAATTTGCCGCTATTGCGGGTGCCGAAACAGACTATGCACTGTTTGCATATCAGGTTCCCACCGGAAATACATTGATTGTGCGGGGAGTGTGGATTGACACCATGAACACCGGTGCCGCAGTTGCCACCACTGCTACATGGCTTCAGTGGTCAATTGGTGCTGGTTCTTCGGCTGTGTCTCTTGCCACAACAGATGCCGCCACTACTAAATCCCCCGCCAGACTTGCACTTGGAAATCAAGTGTTTGCTATTGCGGATGCAATCGGCAAACAGGCTACCCGCATTGACGTTAATCTTGATGCACCATTGGTAATCAATTCTGGCGAATTTTTGCATATTGTTGTAAAGATGCCCCTTGGGACTGCCACTGCCTCCCAAATCATCCGTGGTATGGTTGGTATAAACGGTTATTTCGAGTAAGTAAAGGGGCTTCGGCCCCCTGCTTATAAAAAATACAAATAATTATATATAATTATAATAGGACATAACATGCAAAAACCAATTGATTCTTCTTTAACCGACGATGAATGGGCAAAAATGTCCGAAGAAGAAAAACAAAAACACATGGACGGCTGTGGTAAGAAAAAGAAAATGGATTCTATTGATAGTGAATCTGTTAATCGTTTTGATATTTTACCACTTGAATCCCGCTTTGATACTACTGAAGATGGATTCCTACAAGGCACCGCAATTGTAACTCGTACCGGCGTTTTTCCTTACCAAAATAAAGACGGTTCAATTCGTTATGAATTACGTTTACCAGAAGAAGTATTTCGTGCAGATGCCATTGAAACACTTAAACTTAAACCAGTGTTAAATGGGCATCCAAGAGAAGGACTTATTACTACAGAAATTGCCACTAAATACCAAGTAGGTATGTCTGGTTCCGATCCTCGTATGGACGGTGCTAATCTTGCAATTTCTTTTGTTGTTACTGATGCAAAAGCAATTAAGGCTATCAAGGCGGGTAAGCGTGAAATATCATGTGGTTACCGGTGTGATACCATTGCAGAAGCAGGCGAATGGAATGGACAGAAGTATACCCATGTCCAACGCAATATTCGTTATAACCATATAGCGATTGTTGACAAAGGGCGGGCCGGTTCCGTAGCACGTATCCGTATGGATGGGGCATTAGCACCATTAGATATAGAAAAAAACTCTAAGGAGAGGACGATGGCTGAAGATATTATGAAGTCTATCAACCTTGACGGAGTAGATTATCAGGCGGAAGCCAAAGTTCTTGAAACCCTTCATTCCTACAAGAAGGGCAGTGAGGAACTTAGTGTTAAGCTCGATTCTCTTACTTCGGAAAAGACTAAGCTGGAAGCTGACCGGGATTCCCTAAAGGAAAAGCTCGACAGCGTTGAAAAGGAATTGGCCGATCTGAAGGCTGTTCATGTTGATTCTGCCGATGTTGCAAAGATGGTTAAGGAGCGTGTTGCTCTGGAAGCCTTTGCCAGCAAGGTTGGTGTTGAAGTCAAGATGGACGAATCCGATCTGGATATTATGAAGAATGTCGTTGTTAAGCAGTTTCCCAAGGCTGATCTTGCCAATAAGGATGCTACTTACATTAAGGCTCGGTTTGATACCGCTGTTGAAGAATTTGACGGTAAAGTTAAGAATGATGCCGACATTCGCAAGATTAACGATGTGAAGAATGATAAGGCCGACAAGCCTGTTGACTATGCCGCCGCCCGTGCCGCTTATGTCAAAAATCAGCGGGAAGCCTTTAAGGCTAAGTAAAGGAGATACCTATGGCTTATGGGATGTACGGCGATCTGACCCCTGTGCGGGCTGGCGTCCTCGATGAACTGAATCACAACTTTGAAAGTCGTGTAGCTAATAAAGCTACCAAGTTTGGTGATCCTCTGTTTTACAAGAATGGTGATGAAAAGGTTGCTTACCTTCCTTTTCAGGATAGCGTAACCTTCCTGCTGGATGCCGACCTTGTTACCAGCAATGTTATCACCACCACTGTCACCCTTAACGGTGTTGCTTTGGCCCCGGTTGCTACCACCTATGCTACCAGCCATGCCGCTACCATGACTGCCCACATTACCGCTGTTGCGGCCCTCACTGGTGTTACCGCCGCCGCTGGTTCTACCACTCGGGCTGTTGTGGTTACTGCTGATACTGCCGGTGATAATGTGTCCGTCACCTCTGTAATTACCCTCGGTGCGAGTCAGGCTGGTATTACCTACACGTATGCCACCTCTGCCAAGTTTGCCGGTGTTGCTGTTTTGTCCCAGCGGTCGTTCCTGACTGTTGAAGGCGAATATCCTATTGGTGACATGCTCAGTGTGGTTACTGAAGGTGGTATTTGGGTCAAGGTTCCTGATGGTCTGACTGGTTGTGCCAATAAGGCCGCTTACGTTATTGCCAACAGCGATAACGCCGATTATAAGAAGTTTACTGCTACTGCTACTAATACGTATGCTATTGGCGGTTATTTCAAATCCAATCCGATTGTCGTTGGCACTGGTGCTACCTTTGCCCTCGTTGTTGTCGATGGTCTGAACTAAGGAGTATCAATAAATGAGTGACATGAATCCTTATAAGCTGGACGAGGCTGGTGGCATTTACTTCACCCGCCAGCTTGAGTATGTTAAGGCTCGGGCCATTGAAGAAAAACTTGCGCCCCTGACCTATGCCCAGTTCCTCCCTGTATCTGGCGAAATGCCCCTTGGTGCTACCAACTTTGTATGGCGGCAGTATAAGGGTTACGGCATGGCTCGGATGATTTCCGATTATGCCAAGGATTTCCCTCGGGTGGAAGTTGGTGCTACTGAAAACAGTATCACCGTCAAAGACCTTGGTATTAGCTATGGCTACACCATTAACGAAATTCGGCGTGCCCAATATGCTGGCGTTGATCTGGAAACCCGGAAGGCCGCTATGGCTCGGCGTGGTATTGAGCAGAAGCTCAACTCCCTTGCTTGGTTTGGCGATGCCGCCTATGGCATTCAGGGCTTTATCAAGTATCCGGGTACCACTGAGTATACTGTTCCGAGTACCGGTACTGGTTCCACCAAGACTTGGAGTACCAAGAGTGCCGACCAGATTCTTACTGACCTGAACGGTCTGAAGAATGCGGTTTACCTGACCACGAATGGTATTGAGCAGATTGATACCATTCTTATGCCGATGGCCCAGCTTGATCTTATCAAGAACCTTCGGATGAATACGTATAACGACACAACCGTATACGAATTTTTCTTGAGGAATAACCCCGGCATCGCCATTGCCGCTGTGCGGGAACTGGATGGCGCTGGTACTGGTGGTACTGACGTTATTATTGGCTACAAGCGGGATTCTGAGCATGTGGAATTTCAGGTTCCGCTTCAGTTTGAGCAGTTTGAGGCTGAAAAGTCTGGTATGGAATATGTTATTCCATGCCATGCCGCTTGTGCCGGTGTGATTGTTTACCTGCCTCTTAGCGTGAGTTTTGGGGAAGGTATCTGAGTTCTAATCTTTTGTGTCACCCTGCTGACCGACCCCAGCGGGGTTGACACTTTTCTATTAAATAGATTATCCCTCCCCCAAAAGGTAAAACTGGCGGGGGAGTGTTAAAATCAAAAACATAAAGAGGGAAAATTATGTTGATTAAAGCGAATACCACAGGTCTGTTGTTTGTTCCACTGATTGACGTTGCCAAGCCGGTTATTGCTGGTAAGGAAGGTGGAATTTCTCTTGTTCCCGGCTGGAATGAGATTCCTGCCGAAGATTGGCCGCTGGCCGAACCTCATTTGCAAGATGCTATTGCAAGCGGTAAGGTAGAACTTCGTTGCAAAGAAGTCGAGGATGTAATCGACGTTGACGGGGAAACACAGAAAGTTACCAAAACTATCAGCCTTGGCCTTGGCGAAGTTCGGATTGACTATGCACGTAAGATTGTTGAAGGGTGTTATAACTTCCGTGATCTGGAACGCTGGAAGGAAGATTCCAAGCTGACTTCAGAACTCCGTGCCCTTGCCGATGTACAGTTGAAAAAGATTGATGAAGTAGGCGTTAAATAAGGATAAGTAGATGACGGTACTACCGGTTGACGATTATATTGCCACTTTATGTCCAAAGCTGTGGGTAGATGCTGGCAAGGATATTTATGTAGATATTGCAACCTCGCTTACGTCATCTACTGTATTCGGTGATGCCTATAATTATATTGTTGCATTGCGTGCTTCTCATGAGTACACATTATCACAGAAAGACCCCTCCGCTACTGGTCTTGTTACTGGACAGTCAGAGGGGCGCACTTCCATTTCTTACTGGAACGCCACTACAAAAGGTTCTGACAGTACATTAGGATTAACTACCTATGGTGTTCGGATTAAATCCTATATGAAAACTATAGGTATTTTTGCCTCAGTAAGTGATCCAGAGGCGGTTCTTTAATGTTTTTTAGGGAACACCCGGTAGAAGTATATAGACACGATACACCTGCAAGTAATTGGGGTGATCCTGCTTTACTCTTAAATGACACGCTATTTGCAACTATCCAACCTTTTACTTCTGATGATGGCAACCACGACAATCAAATGATGCAGAATGTCCGTGAAATGTTGATATTTAGTAGTCCAGATGTAGATATTAAATATGGTGATATTTTGAAATATTTTGGTGTATACCATCGTATTGCATATATAAACCCATGCAGGTCTGGTGTTTTGGAACATTGTGAGGTATTCATTTCGTCTACGCCTTTCGAGGAATAAATGACTAAATCAATATCCCCAACATTGGATGCTTGGATAGCCGCATTAGAAGCAGGGATAGAAGCTGGATTAGAAGCCTGTGGTGAATATGGGGTGGATGCTTTACGCATAGAAGAACAGGATTCTGACAGCACCGGTAGACTACGAGATTCATTTACCTACGCAACTAAAGAGCGTGCGGCTACTCCCGGAATACAAGCCCCCATGTCAGACGGTGTTCCCATGCCGAAAACAAAACACACTGTTGTTATTGGTACAAAATGCCCCTATGCGGTAGGTGTAAATTATGGTAGAGAGCCTTCCGATGTTACAATGGGTTATGATGAATTATATCCCCTAATTCTTGCATGGATTGAAGCAAAACCAGTACACCCATTTAATAATTTTACCCCACAAAAACTTGCGGCTGTAATTACAAACAATATAATCAACGAAGGCTCTATGGCCCACGAATTTTGGGAGCCAGCATTAGTCAATATCCGTAAAGAAGCAATAAAACACATTCGATCTGCAATAACAGCCCGCCTTGGGAAAGTGCGAGGCTCA